AAATCAGATTTTAGCAGGTGGTCCTAACTGGAGAGATCAAATGACAGCAGGTGGTGCACCAGGTGCAGCTCCAGCAGAAGCAGGAGCAGGAGCTACCTCACCGGGTGGATCAGCAACTCCTCCAGCATTTGGAGCCCCAGCAGCAGGAGCAGAAGCAGCACCACCGGCCGGTGGAGAAGCAGCACCAGCGGGAGGAGCTGAAGCAGCTCCAGCACCAGCAACTTAAATATTATAAGCCATGGCAATACCAAATCGTTGCGCAATAACCCCAATCTCAGCATTTCAGAGTTCTAACTTATCAAGTAAAATGACCTCGTTCAATGCTGTAGGGCAAAGAATATTAAGGTCATTAGGTTTTCCTACAGTTAACGTTGAGTTACATGTAGATCAGTTAAATGATAATATTAGTATTGCTTGTGAAATGTTTACTAAGTTTGCAGGCTATACTAGAGAGTATCTAATCTTTAATAGCAATCTTTATATACCAAACTATGGTATAAAGTTAGATACGTTGTTTACAGCACAAGCTAATTCAACATATCTTGCACAGTTAGATCTATTTGATCCAAATATAAATGGAACTGAAAGAGGTAATCCTTTGTTTAGCAAGTATGTAAACGATAATAATAATGTTTTTACAGCTAATAGCGCTATACCAGGAAGTTACTTCTTAAGTAGTTCAGCTTTATCTGCTTCTTATCAGTATGGTATCTTTACTAATACAGTTGTAAGTCTTTCCACATATAATCAAATTATATCTGCTACACAAACACAAATTGATTTATCACCTTACTTTACTCCAAGTTTAAAGAACAATATAACACAATTAGGTTCACCAGTTGATGGAAACAATCCAAATTATTTGAATAGCTTTGACTACGATATAATGGATTACCGTAAAGTAATTGCGGTAGTAGACTTAGAAGAAGGTTCTACGTCAGGCATTAATACTTTGTTTACCATTGAGCAGACGTTAGCGCAACAAACGTATTTCAGTTACTCGATGGGTAATTATGGGTTTGACTTAATCAGTTGGTATGTATTAAAGGATTGGTTAAAGAATAGGGAAAAGCTCCTTGCTACTAAACCAAGTTGGGATTTTGATGATAGGACTCAAATTATGAGACTATATCCTCAACCACAACAATCACAGTATCAAACAATTCAATACTATGCAGTCATTCAATGTTACGTAGAAAGAGCATTGAGAGATGTTATTAAGGAACAATGGGTGTATCAATATGCTTTAGCATTGAGTAAAATCACTTTAGGTAGAGTAAGAGGTAAGTTTACAGGTACATCACTATTTGGTGGTGGTCAAGTAAATGCTGACATGTTAGCTGAAGGTTTAGAAGAAAAGAAAGAACTTGAAAGACAGCTATATGAAGGTGCTCCTGGCTTTGGCGACAACGAACCACCAATGTTCTGGGTAGCTTAATCATAAATAATAACATGAAGTTTAGTGAACTCGCTGGTCAAACTACAGAAGCAGATGTAATTAGACCTCTATACCAAATGTAATGGAAACATATTTTAAGCAGGGTGTATATAAACCACAAAATAGTGGTAAGTATATTGGTAGTAATTACCCTCAATACCGCTCAAGTTGGGAACTTAAGTTTTTTAGATGGGCTGATTTAAATGAAAACGTATTAGCCTGGGGTAGTGAAAATATTATTGTACCGTACATAAATCCTCTAGATAACAAAGTTCATAGATACTTTGTTGATAATTACATTGTTTTTAAAGATAGTAATGGTAATAAACAAAAGTTCTTAATAGAAATCAAACCAAGTAAACAAGTTGCAAGACCCTTAGAGAATCATAAGAAGAAACAGTCTACCATGTTATATGAACAGACTACATGGATAACTAATCAGGCTAAGTGGGATGCAGCTAAAAAATGGGCAGAGAAGAAGGGATGCCAGTTTATAATCCTTACAGAAAAAGAGCTAGGCATCCGTTGATTAGGCACGCGCGCATATAAATAATAACATATGAGTTTTAAACTTATTGTAGAAGCACCAAACAATCACAACGACTTTGAATATATCGTTGAAGAAAAAAATGCTAATCAGCCAAGAAACTACTATATAAAAGGACCATTCATGATGGCTGAAGGTGCTAATCGTAATCGCAGAATTTACTCACTAGGTGAGATGAAAGCTGAAGTTGATCGTTACACAAAAGAAATGATTAGTCAAGGTAGAGCAATGGGTGAGCTAAACCATCCAACTACTGCAGATGTAGACCTTACAAGAGCTTGTCATATGATTACCGAGTTAAAACAAGATGGTAATGTGTTTTACGGTAAGAGCAAAATTTTATCAACACCTACCGGTTTAATTGTACGCAGTTTAATTGAAGATGGTGTAAAGATTGGTGTAAGTACAAGAGGTTTAGGACAGTTAGTTGCAGAATCAAACGGCGTTAACAGAGTTAAAGACTTTAGATTAGTTGCAGTTGACGTTGTAGCAGATCCTAGCTTTGATAAAGCTTTTGTTAATGGAATTCTTGAAAGTAAGCAATATGTATTAGAGTCCGATGGATCATTTGCTGAACTATATGATAAATTTGAAAACAAAATTAGTGCACTTCCTACCAAAAATAGAGAAGAATACTTACGCAATACCATCTTGTCCTTTATAAATAAATTATAATCAATGAAGACAGACATTAAAAAGTTTATTGCAGCAGTTATGGATCAAAGATTCAAACAAGCAAATGACCATCTTAAAGCAAGCGTTAATGAAAAAATCAAACGCAAGATAATAAATAATAATAGCAACATTTTCTAATATGGAAACTTTAAAAGATTTATCACCAGAATCCGTGAATGAGATTCAAAATGCTATTAATAGCAAAGTACAGGAAAAAGTGCAAATTCATGTTGAAAAGGCACTAGCTGAGCAAGATGAACTTTACAGCAAGAAGCTTTCCCAATTATTAGAAGCAATTGATGCTGATCACTCTGCTAAATTAGAAAAAGTTGTTGAAGCGGTTGATACAGATAGAGCACAAAAGCTCAAATTAGTCATTAAGAAGTATGAATCAATCATCAATGAAGATGCAAACAATTTCAAATCACAGTTAGTTGAATCTATCAGTGATTACTTAGACGCATATCTAGAAGAATCAGTACCAACTGAAGAAATTAAAGAAGCTGTACGTAATAAGAAAGCTATTACTGTTCTAGAAAATCTAAGATCCCATTTGGCCGTCGATGCTGCTCTACAAAAAGAGAGTATTAAAGAAGCAATTCTTGACGGTAAACACCAAATAAATGAAGCTTCTAGCAAGCTTGAGTCTGTCGTTGCCGAGAATGCAACGTTGAAACATGAATTAGATGCCATTAAAGCAAATCTACTCATAGAACAACGTACGCAGAATCTTGACGAACAACAAAAGAAATACATTAAAAAGGTATTTTCTAATAAGTCACCAGAGTTCATTAGTGAGAACTTTGATTACACTTTAAAGTTGTTTGATAAGAAGAGCAATAGCAGACTTGAGTCCTTAAAAGAAGAAGCTCTTACAGAGAGTTCAAACGTTGATCGCGTAATATTTGAGCAATCAGAAACAATTACCGAATCCGTTGAAACATCTCCTTACTTAAAAGAATTAAGTAAGTACTAAGAACCACTTTCTAAAAGGTTATCTCCTGAGTTACCTGCGATTAAAAACCGCTTGGGGTCGACATATTATTAGATTACAAAAGGAAAATAACAAATTATGAAATCAATTAGACCTACACAGGCCTATATCGATGAAACAAGAGCAGCAGCTCTCCTTGAGAAATGGGCACCAGTGCTCGATTACTCCTCAAAGAGTGTTGCTCCAATCGAAGACGATCACACACGTTTAAACACAGCAATGCTACTTGAGAACCAAGAGCAATGGTGCTTACGTGAAGCAGGTCCAAACTACAACCCAGGTTCATCTGGCATTAATCGTGCTGGTAACCCAGGTGCAGTTGGTAATGCAGCTACAATGTATGCCGGTACAACAGTTACAGGTACGCAAGGTACAGACACGTACGCAACTGGTGACTTCCGTCTACCGAAGATCTTGATTCCGATGATTAGACGTACTTTTCCCGAGTTAATCACAAACGAGATCGTTGGTGTTCAACCAATGGCCGGTCCAGTTGGACTAGCATTTGCATTACGTTACCGTTACACGGGTCAAACCCTTGGAACAAA